GTAAATTTGCTTTTAAAAAATCCAAAAGAATTTATGTCGGTGGTGATGATGACCAAGCTATTTATAAATGGTCTGGCGCAGATGTAGATAGCTTTATTAATCTTAAAGGTGAAACAGAAGTCTTAAAAAAATCTTACAGGCAACCAATCCAAGTTTTTGCTCAAAGCAGCTTAATTCTAAACAGAATTACAAAGAGAAGATTTAAACAATATGAGCCGTCAGATAGAGATGGCTCAGTATTTTGGCATAATCGAATAGAAGGCATAGATCTTTCTGAAGGTACATGGCTTTTATTAGGTAGAAATTATTACTTGTTAAGGCATTACGAAATGATGGTTAAAGAACAAGGTTATCTTTATCAAACCAAGGGACGTTTGAGTTATGACAAAAATTTAATTAGATCAATACAGTCTTATGAACGGCTACGCAAAGGAGAGCAGATACCCGGTTCTGATGCAAATATGATTTTAAAAAGATTAAAAATAAATAAAAAAGTCAATCCGCAGAAAATGTTTTTTGCTGAAGATCTAAATATAAACAAGTCTTTACAGTGGCATGATGCTTTCAAAAGTGTTGCACTAAAGGATAGGCAGTATTTAGTTTCTTGTTTGCGTAGAGGTGAAGACCCAAGAAAAGAGCCAAGAATTAGAATTGATACAGTACATGCAAGTAAAGGCGCTGAAGCTGATAATGTGATTGTCATGTCAGACTTATCTAAACAGTCTTATAATGGGTTACAATTATCACCTGATGATGAACATAGAGTGTTCTATGTAGCCTTAACAAGAGCCATCAACAATTTGCACATTGTCCAACCACAAACATCAATGTTTTATCGAATTTAGTCTGATTCGTTTTTTAAAAATTGTATTTTTATGTTCTTAAATTTCGCAGTTTTACGTTTGCCAAATTATTGAACAGCAATTCAGAGAAAAAGTCAAAAAAGCGTTTTTTTCATTATTTTAAAAATAATTTTTTAGACACTGTAACAAAAACTTTTACAACTCGCAGTGTTTTGTTCTGCTTTTCTAATTTTTGGGAGTTTTCGAAAAAACCCATATGATACAATAATGCTATAGAGATGAAAATCTTTAGCTGTTGAACATCGTGGGATAAATGATCTATTCATAAATAAAGGAGAAAATTATGAATAAACTAGATCAAAGAAGAATGGATAGTAATTATCGGGAAATTGATATTCTTTTAGAACATCATGCAAATTTAATTCCAAAAGTAATTACATCAACAGAGATTCTTAGGATTAAAGATCGGCTTTATAATAAGTTTGGCAAACATAGAGACGGCAAGACTAAGATTCATCATAACAAAAAGCATTACCGCAAATGTTGGGTGACTAACAGCTTACAAGGAGCATCAATTGACAAGGGATTACCAAGAATGATCCATGATGTATCACATAGAATTGATGAAATTAAACAGCGCAACTATGTAGATCATTACAAAGATCATAACTTGTACCAATCTCAATTAGAACTTGAAATGACAAGATGGGCTGTACAACAACCTGAATTTTGGAATGGTACTTATGCTAAAAAGCCAAAACTAAAACCTACTCAAGAAGAAAAAATTAAACAATTACAAAACTTGATAGGTAAATGGAAGACCAAAGAAATGAGAGCTTTGACTTACATTACTAAATACAAGAAAAAACTCTCAAGACTAGAAAACAAATCATAGATCATTTTCCCACGATGTACAATTAAACTTCATCTCCGTACCTAGACTCGCAATAAAATTCAAAACCTTTTAATTCCTCTCCATAAGCCAATATGTGAGGTGTAAGCAATTCCATTTTATTTTTTGAAATGTATTCATGACAATCCCAAGTATCGTCAAAAGTTTTAACTTTGTATTCTCTACCAAGAGTTACATCTGTGCCGTGAAAAGTCATAACAATGACTATGACAAACCACATTATTTAATCCACTTATCAATTATTTTTTTGCCAACATAGATGGACATGATCAAAGCAAGAATTAAGAAAAAGTCTAATGTATTTGACCCAGTATCTACTTCTACCTTACCTTTGTCAAAAGCAATTCTTTCATTGCCTATTATTTCAACAGAAGTGATCTCTTCCATTATTTTTTAAACTTGTTTAGAGTCGTAACTCCAAAACTTCCTCCAACGATTGTCAAAATAATTATCCAAAAATAATCGTTTGCTGATTTAAGTATTTCCCATCCTGCTGCCATCCATGGCTGTGTCCATGGTAAAAAATGCATAAGGATGATTGCTGTGAAAAACAGGGTTAAATATTCGTCTTTAAGACTATTCTCCTGCTGCTTGACTTGCTCTAATTGTACACCGATCTTTGCAACATCAACTTGCTTTGCTGCTTCAATCTCTTTTGCTTTTATAATTTTATCACGCTCAATTTTATGAGTAATTGCTCCGACAGTTTTTTCAGTGATAATTTTTGTAATCGGATTGTTAAGTAAACCACCACCAAGACCTAATAATGGTTTTATTAATAATAATGGGTTCACTTGCCTTGTCCTCGATATTTTTTAAAATTCCTTCTCTTGCTTTTATTCTTTGGTCGGCTTCTAATACTGTTGCCTATACTTGTTCTTTTCTTTGGTCCTGGCTCATGCGATTGATAAGTTTTTGCTTTTCTCAACTACATGCTCTCATTACATCAGACAAATCTTTTGCTCTGTTAGGAGTTTGCTTTGCCCATAACTATCAAGCATTTGGTCTGCTGCTTCTGAATAGTCTTTTTCTTTTAATGCTTTCCACATCATTTTAAATTTCATGACACCACCTATACCAAGCTGAAATATCATTTCAATAATAACTTCTTTAGCTTTTTCATTTAAATCTATTCCACTCGTTAGAGAGTTAGCATGAGCTAAAGCATTATTGAAATCAGTTTTAAATACCAATTCTAAATGCTCTTTGTTATACTCTTTGTCTTCTTCCCAAGTTTCATCATCTCTACAGAAGTGACCATAACCGATTGTTTTAAATCCTAATGAATCTTTATAAACTTTTGGAACAAAACCTTCGTGGAGTTTTATTCTTTGCATTAATTCTTCGTACATTTTGTTCTCCTTACATTATGGAGCGAACAATCAAATAACACATTTGAGCAAAAACAGTGCCTCCTACAATCCAAACAAATTTAGTTAATCTGTCAATATCTGAAGCCATGTGACTTAAATGGTTATCTTTTAATAGATCCAATTTTTGATGCAGTAATTTGAGTTCGCCCTTGATTTCTATTATGGCTTCTTTGTTAGATTGTGCTGTGTTACGACTAGGCATTTTTGCTTTATATCTGATTTTATTCATGAAGTATATTGTTTTTTAATGATCATGATCATCATCCTCGTCAGCAAAGTAATCATGCCCATCAGAGTTAGGATTATTGGCTAATGCATACTCTTTTCCGTATATTTTGTATGTAAATATGTAGTTTAACGCTGTTATTTCGTCCTCTTTATGTGTATTTTTAGCAAAATTAAGGACTATATCATCATTTAATTCGTTCATAGGTATGAAATCAGACCTATCCCCCATGCCTATTTGTATAGTATCAAAAGGAATCCAAAACTCTTCTGTTGCTGATTTATCTTCTCTAGTTGCAGTTATTTCTACTAGAATATTTTTTACTATATTCTCTAATCTATCATATCCAGGCTCATCAAAAGTGCCAAATATAAAGTCTTTTAAAACCCAATTGTAATTAAAATCTGTAAACGGATAACTCATACTGAGAATTTATATGCCCTATACTGCACTGCTTTTGAAGAATTTAGTGTAACTCCATTTCCATCTCCTTGTGCGGATAGAACTATTGTTAAAGCATTACTGCCTGTGTAATTGATACCAAAAGCAAATTGAGATTTACTAGCATCACTAGTATATCTATCTATGTGACCTGCTTGAGAACTTAATGTAAAAGTTTCTATAACTGCAGAGTTACTGTTTGCTACTGAGGTTGGAGTTGTGTGAGTTGTGTTTGCACTTCCAAATGTAAATTGACTTGTGTCATCAATGAAAGCTAACTGCACTGATTTTACCTGACCAGTTCCACCTTGTATTCTTATAAAACCAAAATAGAATCCTGCACCAGTGCCTATTGATCCACAGTTTCTATTATTCATTCTGTTCTCAAAGAAGCTACCTAATGAAGATCCTGAAATAGTCGTACCCACTGATGGCAACACTAAGTCAGTTACAACAAGCCTGTCTGCTGCGATTGTTGATGCTGCAATCTTAGCACCTGTAATAGTATTGGCTGTAATTTTATCTGCAGTAATAGCATTTGCTGCCAACTTAGCAGTTGTAATAGCTGTGTCAGATATTTTGGTTGTAGTAACTGCACCTGTGCCAAGTTCGTCTGCAGTAATAGCACCAACTGCAATTTTATTAGCAGTAATTGTATTCGTAGCAATTTTATCTGCATTAATAGCACCTGCATTTACTTTATCAGTTGTAATAGCACCATTGGCAATAAAAGTTGTACCAACTGCACCAGTGCCAACAAGACTACTTATATTAGAAGTTGTAACAGTATCTACAGTGGCAAAAGATCCAAGTGAAACTGTTCCATTGCTTACTATACTACTACCACCTTGAGTAACATCCAGTTGTCCTGAAGCTGGTGTCACTGCTATCCCATTCACATCATTAGGGAAAAATGCACTAGCATTACCTGTAAAGTCTGTTGATCTAATCCAAAACCTTTGCTGTGTACCTGCCGTTAGGTTTTGTCTAGCAATATTCATAACCTGTCCTGGAGATCCTGCCACTGAAAAATTAATAGTAGAGTTACCGCCAGAGTTTGGATTACCCGTTCCTGTTCGCATAACAAACTCTGCACCTCTAAAGTCAGTTTCACTTGGATTGGTAAATGTTAATAATGCTCCTTCACCTATTGCTGTTCCTGTCAAGCCTGTATATGCAGATGGAGCAGTTGTGTCTGCTGCAATAGTTAAATTACTTGATGTTGCTGCTGAACTTCTTACTCCTAAAACAGACACGCAAGTTACTTTACATCTGTAAACACGACCTACTATTAGTCCACCAAAACGAGTTGTTGTTACTCCTTGTTGAACATTTTGAGTATCTACAGTTACAAAAGAGCCACTAAGTTGTGCTTGTAATTGTATCTCTGAATGTGAAATAAAACCACTTGTGCTTTCTGCAAAAGATAGTATTGCACTTGATAAGAATGTTCCGTCATTGTTTAAATCTCCTGTATTAGTAAATGAGCTGATTACTGGAGTTGATACTGATCTAAATGTTGGTAAATTAGTGTCAGGAGTTGGATCGACAGTTACTGCATCGGCAGAAGGATCAAAATCATAAGCAGCAGATGTATCTTCTCTAAGAGTTAAAACACAATGCAATTGATTTTTGTCTGAGCCGAAATTTACTGCAACAACTCTAAAAACTTGATTTGTAAATCCTAATCTTGTTGATGTTATATCAACTCTATCATTAGGAACTAAACGCAAACCTTTTAAATTAGTAGATATATTACATTGCAATTCATTCCTTCCTTGAAATAAAACAGTCTTTGCAATTCTTTGTGCTTGGCTACCTGCGATACACATAGATAAAGGCACATCTTTTATTATCTCTAATCCGTCTTCTGTAACAAAACTACTCTGAACAAATGCAGGGAAGTCAGCTTCTTGCCAACCATTTTCAGGACCAACAAAAACTCCTTTCACTCCGTTAAATCTATCTTTTCTAGATATCGGACCGATTATATCATCGTCAGTCAAACTTAAAGACGAATTTGCAAATGACGCTGGTGACATTCTAAATACACCACCTGTATAAGTAAAAGTTCCTGCACAAGATGTTAATATATTTGTAACATTAGTTTCATGAGAAGCATCTGATAATAAAGTTCCATCACAACCATATCTAATTTCTTTAGTTCTTTCTGCTGTTATACTAGAACTTGATGATGGTAGTGATGTTGATCTGTTTCTCCAGTTTGCTTGACTAGTTGCTAATCTAAATGCTTGGTATTTACTAGAGACAGCACTATCATCATCAGGATGATATTGAGTTAATCCGTCACCTAATATTACATAATAAGCTGTCCCACCAAAGGTTAATTCATCACCATCATGCAATGTTACAACAGTTCCATCATTTATATAATAATTTACTGAAGCTATTGATTGAACTGTATATGTATCAGATATATTGGCAGCATCATCTTTATGAGTAAACCAAGAGTGTGCTACTGATCCTGATGCAATTATATGAGTATTGTCAATCTCTGAAGACGCTGCACCCAAACCAAATTTAGTATCTTGCATATAATCAGCAAAAATATATGCAGGATTATTTGAGTAGTGTGTTGCACTCCTATTATAATCGTATATTTTTTTGCCTCTAACTAAGGCAGAAACCATCGGAATACCATTAGGAAAACTATCAGAATCAAAGTTACATTTAACACATATACATGCTATGCCTTTAAATTTATCAGTCGTATTTAGTGATGTATTTGTGCTAAAATCACTCGGTATTGTTTGAGTTGTAGTTCCAGGAAGAACTTGTATGTGAACTTTGCCATCATACTCTGAAGGATTATTGGCAGTTCTAAAACCAGTAAATGGATCTCCATTAAATGTAACTGGCGTATCACCAATATACAAACGCATGACTCCATCTATTTCATGGGATGCTATTCCGATAACCATGTATAAATCTTGATCATTGTTTGCTGTCTCTATAAATAAAACAACTCCTGATACTTTTGATGTTCCGTAAATTGTTCTTCTAGGGTGAGCAGGTTGCTTAATCATTTGCTTTCGCTCTTGCATGCCCATATTTATATCAGGCTTGTCCATTAATTTAGGTAAAACTAATGCTGTAACTAAGGTTGTTACAAATGCCATTGCAAAAACTGCTGCATAACTTGCAACTGCTACACCAGTTACTACTGCACCTATTGCTGCTGCACCGACTGCTGCTGCACCTGCTACTACTGCTACTACTACTGCCTGTGGCATTTAAACTCCCCAAACATATTTAACTCTAGCCATTGGCACTTCAACTAAGTAATCTTTTTTAGCATTTACATATGCATATCTACCAGTATCATTTACCACTCCAGTATAAAGGTCTTTTTGATTTGGTAAGTCCATAAGGACAACATCTCCAATCATAGTTCCACCTAATGATTTTGGCTCTCCTAAAAAAGAAGCCCAAAAACCAATTAATCCGTTATACTTGTAAAATTTTCCGTCCAATCCTTTCATGCCTGAAGATAGTGATTTATATGCAGATTGTTCATCTTTATATAAACTTTTAAAATTATCCATTGGACCATAACCAGTCATAGCTTTAATACAATCAGAAGCAAAACAGAAACAATCTGTTTCACCCCAAACAAATTCATCTTTTTCATATTGATCAAAAACTTTATTAAGTTTATCTTGCCAATCTTTTTTCCTAGTTACGCTTTTAAATTGCATAATTATCTACCCCAAGATATTTCTTTGTTTTGTAAACCTGCAATAAATCTTAAACTATCATCACTAGATTGATCTATTTTTTGATCTTCCTCTGTATACCTTCTGTTGCGTCTTTCTTCTAAAGCTATAATTCTATTTTCAACTTTAAGACTTACTACTAGCTCTGAACCACCATCTGCTATGTTCATAGTGTCAGCTTGACCTTTATAAACAGTGAAAGGATCTGCAATAATAGTATCGCCTGTAGAATTTTCAGACAAGAACCCCATGAATACTGTAACAGGTGAACCTTGATAAGAGTCTGTAAGCATAGTTCCTAGCAAAGAAGAAGGAACTCCTGATAAACTTAATTCTATTCCTGTTGCTTTTAACTCTTCACTTTCTTCTACACGACTAACTCCAATAAGATTACCAAGTCCTGTGTAAGTTTCTGAACTTATAGTTGCTTCACCTAAACCAGTCCACATCCTTAAAGTGCCTGAAGGAAACTCAATCTTTACTGCAAAAAATGCTTTTACAGTTTCATTGTCTAATTCATTTGATATATTTGTTGTAAGAACTCTTGTCATTAAAATGCCTGAGTGCAACTAAAAGAGAAACCATAATTACTTGCTCTGTTTGCAGACCAACCCATTGCATCTGCATCCATTCTAAATATAGCTTTTGTTCCAGTTAATTTTATAGCAGTATTATTAGCAACTGCAGCACTAAGTGCAGGCTCAAAGTGAACTGTTGCTGCACCACCAGAAGCTGTTGCTGTTGCAGAAACTAAATGCAAGGTGTTTGCTCCGTCTGCACCAATCTGTATGTAATCGCCTTTGATTATCGTTCCATTATTAGTAAATCCGTCTAATGCAATTTGAGTAGCAGTAGCATTTGCTGCACCATTTGTTAAAATTGTTCCTGTCGCTGTTCCTTGTAACTGTTGTCCGTCAGGATCTCCAAGCAAGAATGTACCTTTGCGACCTCTTAATTGAGTTACAAAGACTGACCAATTATTCCAATCAGACCTTTTCATAGGTGGCAATGTAAAACTTGCTCTCCAAAGTGCATAAGGAAACTCATGAACTTGTTGCTTACCAGTGAATGGAGATATCGTAAATCCTGACTGTCTAACTAACTCAAAATTAGATTCAGTAAATCCTGGAGTTGTTGGTAATGACAATGGATAACTTGGATTTGACATTAGCTATTGCTTAAAGCAGATCTAAATCCGCCACCTCTTTGTTTAGTATCAGCAACTGCATTCAAAGTCTCTCTCTTAATTAAAGGCATCATATTTAAAACTTCTGCTCTTACTGTAGGTGTAACTCCAACTGCAAAATTATTATTTTGAACGACTGTAACACCTTGTCCACCACTCATCATGCCTTTTGAATCATTTGCATTTATTATGCTTCCTGCAGTTCTTGGCATGAATATCTCTGGACCTCTTTCTCCAACTAGCATAGGTTGATTGCTACCAATAGCACCTCCTGATGCAGATGCAGCAATTGGTGTATCTGTTGGTACACCTAAAGCAGTTCCTACTCCTCCCATAATTGCATTTTTAATTTTGTCGAATATAAGCATTTTTAATATTGCTGTTGCTAAGTCAGCAACGAAACTTCTCAACATGTCTTTCATTACATCTTTTAAATTTTTAGTTCCGTCTATAAGTCCTACAATAGAATTTTCCATAGTTGAAAATGCATTATTCACTGCTCCTTGAACTGCATTGTAACTTTTTTGAAGTTGCTCTGTCGCCATTGCATGTTTTCTAACTTCTTCAACCATTTGATCAACTGCTTCTTTTTGGCTTTTCGTCATTGTTTCAAACAATTTATCTCCGTCTTTAAATATTTCATTAAGGATTTGTTGTTTAAACTTTAAGGTTTCTAATGCTGCACCAGTCTTGCCTGTTTGAATTTGTAATGCTTCTTGACTTCTTACTGCTCTATCGACTTTCTTTTTCATGTTTGTCATGACTAATGATAACTCTTCTGCGTCTTTAGATGTCTTTGGAAGTAAATTAGGATTTGCAGCTTGATTAGGGATAATATCACCCATCCTTAAATCTTTAATTCGTTTATTTAGTCTTTCTATGCGGAACTCTAAAATCTCTAAATTCTTTTCATTTTTTCTTTGTGAAATTGCGTCTGTTATAGCAGTGCCTCTTACAGAGGGTGTTTTTTCTGCATCCTTTATTTCTTTTTTAAGTTTATCCCTTTCTAGTAATATCATATTCAACTGTTCAATAGCTGCATCTTCATCTAAAAGATCAACATCAAGTGCAGGGAAAAGATTTGCAAAAGCAAGTACAGCATTTTTAAATAAGTGTAATAGTGTAGTTCCGCCAAGCATTTCTTCTTGGAAAAGGGTAAACTTTCTTGACAATTCATCAAAAGCACCAGCCATAGTAATTTCACCACTAGATCCTGCCATAGCACGAGCAACACCTCCTGCTTGACCTTCAATTGCTGAAAGTATCATGTCCATTGCTTCTGCTGATCGTCCTGTATCACTTAAAGC